AGTACCGATGGCAACGCGGCAGTGGCAGCACTGGCGAAGGGCGAACCCATCGTGAATGGGCCAGCGACCAGCGTGCCATCCGCGCCAGCAGGGCCGCTCGGTTGCACGCCGCTGTAGATATACAGCAGGCCAGCGTTTCCGACGGCGGTCGTGATGGCGTTCATGCGCGCCTGTTCGAGCGCGGCAGCGTAGTTGAGCTTGCTGACGCAGGCGATCAGGCCAAGACGACCGAGGAACTGTTCGATCTGGATGCCGATGAACAGCTTGAATATTTCCCACTTGAGGGCGCGGGAATAGCGGATTTTCGATGACATTCTGTTTTCCTTATGGCATGACATCGCCGGGAACTACGGCGGCGATGGTGGCTTCGGTGGCCGGTGCAGTCGCATCGCCAGGAATCGAGCCTTCTTCAAAGCCCCTTGGCTCATCATCAGACCATCCCTCTGCGGCAAGCTGCGTGCCCGCGTCTTCAGTGGTCACTAGCGTGGATTGCCATAATCCAAGCGCAGGATGGGTGCGGTACATCTTCTTTGGGACGGGCATGTCTTTCCTTTCAGACAATAAAAAACCGCCCGGAGGCGGCAGGAGATCGGTTCAGAAGAGTGGCTTCAGCGCTGCAGCGCGAGCGCCAGGCGCGCACGGGCGGTCTGGCCGTTATCTTCCTGGCTGGCAACCGGCGACGGCGCAATGTCTTCGCTGCGCAGGGATTGACGTGATGACTTGGCGTCGCGCTGCATTTTCTTGATGACGTCGTCGAAGGTCATGATGCCGTCGACCATATTCTCGGCAAGGGCAGCATCGGCGCCGAGCACGCGGCCCTGGCCCATGCCATCACGTACCTGCGAGATCGACACGCCACGCCCCTTGGCCACAGCCTTGGTGAAGGCGGTGTAGTAGTCGTCGACGCGGGATTGCATGAAGGCCTGCGCGTCGTCGCCCAGGGGCTGGTAGGGATTGCCTTCGACCTTGAACTTGCCGGCAGAGATCAGCGTGGTCTTGATGCCGGCTTCGGCAAGGGCGGCCGACCAGTCTTCGTGGGCCTGCCACACGCCGATGCTGCCGACTTCGCCGCCCGGCGTGACGTAGAACTCGCTGGCGGCGGCGCCGATCCAGTAGGCAGCGGAGGCGGCCAGGCTGTTGGCAATGGCGCAGACGGGCTTGACGGCACGCGCGTTGTAGATCTCGGCGGCCAGCTCGCCGACGCCATAGACGGAGCCGCCAGGGGAATCGATATCGATGAGGATGGAGCCGATGGCCGGATCGGCGAGGGCGGCGCGCAGGGCGCCGGCGAATTTCTGCGTGCTGGCGCTGCCGGGACCGGAAATGTCGTCAACCATGTTGCCGCGCTGGGTGACGACACCATAAAGCGGCAGGACAGCGATGCTGCCACCGCCACTGGCCTGCTGGCTGGCGGCGCGCCGGGCCTCGCGGGCTTCGCGGTCCTGCGCGATGTCGGAAAGAATGCCGGAGGCCGGCGACTCGCTGCGCATCCAGCGGCCGAGGACGGCGGCAAAGGCATGCAGGCGCTCAGGCATGAGGGCCCAGGGCGTGGAGAGGAATTCGGCGATCAGGATGGAATGTTTCATGGTGTGCTCCCTAAAGACGCCAGCGCGGCGGTCATGTCAATTTCGTTCAACGGCAAACCCCGGTGCGCCGCGATCCAGGCCACAGCAGTGTCATGTGTAATGCCCAGGGATTCGGCGAGCAGTTCCGGAGCAGGCAATTCGCCGTTAGCCTTGGCGATGCGGCGCGCCAGGCGGCCAGCATTGGCCTGGACGATGGCGTGCAGACGCGTGGACGCACTAGCGTCTTTCGGTTCAGCGGTTTCTTGCTGCTTGGGTTCGGCGGTCTCGGCGTCGATTTCCTGATCTTCAGCGGTGGATTCTTCGACCATGTTGAGCGGCCGCAGGGGCTCATCGAGACCGGGGAGCGGCTCGCGGTTTTCGGCGGCACGCGCTTCGTTGCGTGTCAGCCAGCCGTCGAGGATGCCCATGTGATAGTAGTTGCGCCGCGCGGTGGAATCACCACGCAGCAGCTCTTCGAAATCAAATTCAACATCGATGTCTTCGTCGTCGAACAGCAGATCGGCCTCGATGCCGGCTTCGATGCGGCCGGCGCGCGGCAGCAGGGAGTCGGTGACGTACTCAAGGGCCATCTGCTCGATGTTGGAGAAAGTGGCTTTTTCCAGGTCGCCGATCTTGTGGGGCGGCACGCCGAACCAGCGTGCGACATCGCTGATCTGGAACTTGCGCGTTTCAAGGAACTGGGCGTCTTCGTTGCTGAGCCCGACTTCGTGATACTTCATGCCGTGGTCGAGCAGCATGAGCTTGCCGCGATTCATGCCGGACTGTGCGTCCTGCAGGGTTTCGCGGATGGTCTGGCGCTGGGTCTTGTCTTTGTACGAGCCCGGATATTCGATCCATCCGCCGGAGGGCTTGGCATCGTTGGCAAAGAAGCGTGCACCGTAGCTTTGCGCGGACAGGCCAAGGCCGAAGGATTCGCGCGCGTATTCGATGACCGACAGACCAACGATGCCATCCGATGACAGGCCGCGAATGTGCCACATGGCATCGCGCGCAACGAGCTTGACAGTGCCATCAATTTGGGTGACTCGATAGCGATAATCACCGGAGGCAAGCACCTCGACCTTGACGCGATCGGGATGGCGCGGCAGCAGCGCGGTGATGACGCCGCTGCGCGGATCGGCGACGATCTCGTTGTAGGCGTTACCGCGCAGTTCAAGGTGGCCCTGAATCATTTCACGCCATTCGAAGGCGTTCTGCCAGCGATTGGGGCGGCGGTTGAACAGCCGCAGCAGCGGGTGATTGACGCGCCGGCGCGTGCCGCGCTTGTAGGCGACGACGGGAAGCAGCGCCATGTGCCCGGCCACCAGGCCGACGGCGCGAAACACGGCGGAGAGCGTCATGGCCGAGTCGGCGGTAACGCGAGCGCCACTGGCGGTGCGCATGCCGACAGGCTCAAACCAGAAGCTGCCAAAGGGCGAGCGATCTTCGGCCTTGATGCTGGAGAGAAACATCAGTCGTCTTTCCTTACGAACAGGCCGCCGAGGCGCGCCACGTACAGGGTCAGGCCAACCAGGCTCAAACCGCTGCAGGCAATGCCGGCGCCGAGGTCGAGCAGGGTGAGGCCGCCTGAGAACATCAGCCAGCCGACCAGCAGGCACAGATTGAAGATGCGGATGCTCACAACGTCATGACCTCGTAATCGTCAGGCAGGGTGTCACCCTGTTGGACTCCGGCGATCGAACGGGCCAGCGCCATGATGATGGCAACGGGTCCGTCGATCTTGCTTTGTTCGCGTTCCTTGTTCGGGTAGATGTTGTCTTTCTTGTCGAGGTGCGCGACAACGTTGGACACCATCCAGCCCAGCACCGGATCGCCGTTGTGATGAAAGCGACCATCCAGCACCAGAGCCTCGAACCACTTCATTGCCTCACTCATGTTCTGCACGGTCTGGCGCAGCTCGACCATCGGCGCGCCATCGTCGAGCAGGTGATTCGCCAGCATGGTGGCCTGCCACGGGTCATACGGGACTTCAACAACATCGAACCGCTGCAGGTCGTCGCGGATGTCTTCCTCGATCAGGTCATAGTCCGTGACGTTGCCCGGCGTGGTGACCAGCCAGCCTTCTTCGGCCCAGCCGGCATACTGGCTGTTGGCTTCGTCGTTCGCCGCCGCTTCGGGCAGATACCAGGTGCCGAAGCAGGTGTAATGCTTTTTGCCATCCACATCGCTTTCGAAAAGGCGCACCTTGGCGGCAATGTCTTTCTTGCTGGCCAGGTCGAGTGCGACGCGGCACGGCACCCCGAAAAAATCTTCGATCTGCAGCGTCGGGTCACCACAGGCATCCCAAGCGCGCATGTCCATCCAGGCGCTGTCGGCATTGACCCAGACATTGAGACGCTTGGTCAGGAAGTTCGGTCGCGCACTGGCGGTCTTGATGGCCTTGGTTGCCAGGCGACGGATGTCGTCCGGATAGATCGAGACTCCGTAGTTCGGATTGGCCTTGGCCCAACAGTTTTCGTTGGCCCACTCATCGGCATCATCAATGGTGTAGATGATGCCGAAGTAGGTGTCGTCCTCGCTCATGGCTCCTTTGACCGGGTAACCCAGGCCATCGTGCCGCCGCAGTACATCGTTCAACAGCGCGACCACGTAGGTGCGCTGCTC